AGAAACAGTTACCAGCGGGCACTTTAACGAATGCGAACGGTGTATATGCCCATTCAGGCACCACCTATACAGGCCGGGGCGGTGGAAGTTCCGGTCTACCGTAGTTGCTTAAGATTGTTGAAGATTTTGAGCTCTAATAGATCCAACGAACGAAACGAACATCATCAACCACACACCAGCATTTGGGGCGTGAGTGTTGTCCGCATACGCAGCAGGAGTGCCGGTAAAACCAGCAACTATAGGGTTAGAACATGTACGAGCATCGTCGATTGAAACATAGAACTGGGCATTATTAGTAGCCTCGACAACCATATAAAGGGTATAACCGTCAGTGAGCGACAGAGCAGTCGCAATCGTTTGCTGCAAAGTAGCAAACAAGGTGGCAGCAGTAGGAACAGCACCAGCAGAGACAGTAAAATTACCCATATTGGTATTTGTGACATCCAACGCAACCTTATAAACGTCGCCTTGGTGGGTAGCAGTTTGGTTCCACAAACCAGTGATAGGTGTACCACCTGAACCAGTAACACCAACTGGATTAACAGTAATGGTCGTGGTGTTGGCAGTCAAAGCATTGGTTTGAAACTGTACCTGGGCAGCTTGCCAAATGCAATTGGCATTCGGTATTTGGCCAGCACGAGGGTTGATACCAAGTTCAAACAACTCGAGGTCATAGTCAATCATGACATAGCCAGGAGAGTCAGTACTCGACGTTTTAGAAAAGAATAACAGTTCGCCTTGTGTTTGCGCATCAATATCACCATTAACCCCCAAATCAATGTCACGAATTCCCGTATTGGGTTGAATAAGCACCGAATGGTTAGTCCACTGTGGTCCCAAAATGCTAGTCGGCTCTGAAAGAGCGTAAGGCAAAAAGGCAGTGGAGGTCCAATTGGGTACCGGATCATCGCGATTGGGGTTGTATTGAAACATGACGTCACCATTATTCGAAGTACTCGAACTAGTGATGTAATGTACACAGATTTTGTTGAAACGAAAGCGGCTATAAATGCGCGTATAACTTTGCAAAACACTGGACACAAAAGCGGCAGGGGTCAACGGAAAACCGCCAACCAACAACCAACCAGTTGCAGAACCAGAATTGTAAGCAGTAAACGCGTAATCCCGACCGACAATTCGAACTCGATCACGACCCGCCTGCTTGACGACCGCTTTGACTCCCTTGATACTGTTACCAATAGAGACGGGTGCGGACGAGATAGCGGCAACAGGGCCAAAATCGTTTCCCATAGCATTTGTAGGCATAGAACGCATTTCATCGGCAACAGCCTGGGCTACACGTTTCTTCGCCTTCTTTTTCTTCTTCTTTTGTGGCTTGTTCCGAGGTTTAGGCTCCGAAACAGGTTCGGGTCGTTGTTTGCGTCGAGAAGCCATTGCTGATTTCTACTGGGCCCAGACGTAGATTGATCTACAAGGGGATCATAGACTGCTTGACTCGTTTGCGTGGAAGCATCTTGCATTACTGACGAATTAGGCACGTCTTTGACGAAACGACCATTAACCAATGTGCCAGTGACAGTATGGGTAACATAATCCGATGGGGCGACCGAGGAACCACGACGTACTACGTCTACACTATTGCCTAAAGACGTACTCTGCGGCAAAGCATTCGATAACGAATAATGGTAAGGATCAGTGGCCCAAAAGGCTGTGAGTTCTCTTCGAACTTCTTTCTCATGCATGAGTAATTGATTGAGGTTGTACATGTTCTTAACGCCACCGTAAATGATTTGTGGTAATTTAAACGATGTCATTATCAAATTTTCGGCGGAACGGGCGGTAAAATTACCATAAGTAACCAGCTGTGCTGCCAGGTGTCCTTCAAAACCCAAATTTTTTACTTGCTCTTTATACATCAAATCGGCGACGGTTCTATGCAACCAATCGTCGTACTGCGCGTACGCAGAATCATGCAACCTACTATAAAAATCTAGAGCATTTTTTGGGGGGGTTTTGCCGAACAAAACACTGGACTGAAATTTCCCATCGGAAATGTAAGGACCGGTATAATTAGGCACGAACGATGGAACTTCCATATTCAATTTTCTCACGCAAGCAACCGTTTAAAACGGCCCGCAATTGCGGTACGGCTAGCCGAAGCTAATAATCGCCCACACGGCCGGTACATGTGGGCGAACAAAGGGATCTAAACGTCCACAGCCAAAATGTCCTCTAAAAGAGGCCATGATAGCATCGTGGTACGTTTGGCAGACCGTATTACGTCGGAGAAAGATTCCTCAACGACTGTACAGCTCATACCATAACGTTCAGCAAAAAAGGCATGGGTAGAATGACAAACAAAATGTTTTTCTTTAACTTTGTTTTTGTATTTGTCATCAGGATTGAAATATTCAACTGCTTTAACATCATTCAACAAATTCAGCATATGGTTGACATACAATCGCAACACTGGCACATGTTGCATCTGCAACTTGTTCCCAAGCATCATACCTTTAACTTCAGAAGCGTTTAACTTACGCAATGAAAACCCTATCTTCACCAATTGGCGCCCAATCTTAGGACCTAAAATATAACCGTCTTTGACGGGCCAAAACACAGACGAACAAAATTCAGCTCGCGCCCATGTATGATGGGTTTTTATTTTGACATCAAATCCAAGCAACGTGTGCTCAGCCAACATGTAACGCTGCAAACGCTGCAAGCGCCTGCCAGCCATGATGCCAGGGATAACAATAAGACTATCATCACCCAAAATAACCATTTTGTAATCCTTAATACCAAAAGATTCCAAGATGGCTCCATTGCACATACCATTACCAAGAGAGTTACCACACGAAGTGTAAGGAACCCCACTTTTCATGGTGTAAGGAACACGATAAGAAATACCTTTAGACGAGTAGCCACGAGTTTTAAATTGGCCGGTGAATATCTTCTTGGCATAAGGCCAATCATCCATACCAAACTCCTCGTAGAAAACTTGTTCTAATTTATGCGAACATTTCCCTCTGTGAGCGTCATAACGACTCTGGTCAAGCTCAAGAATGGTCAC